TTCTAAGATTTCAAACATATCTCACGATATGCTTTCAGATGCCCGATACATCGTAAATGCCATCGTAGCTGTATATGCTCGCCGGCACAACTAGGAGGTGGGTACAATGCAAAAGCGTGACATACAAGCTGTTATAAGCATCTGTCTTTGGATGCTAATGCTTAGCCTTTCTGCGGCTGTTAGTATTTTTATCATCATAGTGGCAGCAATCACCGCTTATCACTGGTAGGAAGGAGTTACTTATGATAACTAAAACAATTGCCGTGTGCCAGATGGCCGCGGTATTGGGAAGAACTATGACCGCGATACGTGAATGTATCGCAAGAGATAAGTTCCCCTTTGCGCAGTGCTGGCAAACGGAAGGCAAAAAGGGACGCACCTTTTCAATTGATAGAGAAGGGTTCCGATTCTACTTGGCCAACACACTGGGCTGGCCGGAAGAGAAGATTAATGAAGCATTTAAGGAGGCGCACATCGTATGAACGGGTTGCTTAAAGGAATCGGCCTACTGATGATAATCGGTACGGTAGGCAGTTTAGAACTTGACCGCATTGGTTTTGCACAAGCGCTGTTTCAAGTGTTAAGCGGGGTCATGGCTTGGATGGTATCTGAGTACAGAATTGAGGTCAGACGATTGCGCCGTAAATTAATGCGTAGCCGTCAGGTACAGAGTTCTACGTATTACAGATTTTAAGGGTAGTACGTATGAGAACGCAGCGCTGTGCTAGATGCAATAAGAGGCTAAAAGGCCCCTACCATTATTGGAATTTTACGACAGGCGCACCGCGCGCCGTGTGTAAAAAATGTAAAGAAATACATCAACCCGTAAAACAAAGGAGAATATTATGCCAAAAATAAACATTACAAAATCGGCAGTTCGTGACTTTGTCCGCAGTGAATATTTGAAAAGGTATGAGCCTTTGAAAAACGCACGAACAGAAGCTTTGCGAAATGCCGTAGAAGCAAGTCCCCTATTTGTGAAATTTAAAGATTTATTATCTTCTGCAGAATCGGTTGCAAACGCGCTAGAAAAAGCAGGTTACGGCTCGACATTCAGACAAAGACTTGGCTCTTGTGATGAGATGTTAAACCGTACGATAAGCAATTTGTGGACGGCGCGTATTGATAGCCCAAAAGATGAGATTAAATCGCTGTACACAATTGCGAAACCGTATGACGAAAAACTTGAAAAGTTAGAGAACGCTTACCAATCTGCGCGTCGTGTTATCGATTCGGCCCCTGGGGGTAAAGCAGCTGCTGATATTTTAAAATTGTCAGGAATTGACTTTTACGAGTGGCAAAACACTGACAGGGGGGCAACATTAGATTTAAGTGCACTGAAGGGCGGTGATTAAATTGCAAGATTGTACGACGTGCCCAAATAAAGAGTACTGCATTCCAGATGAATGCTTGGGCACAAAAAAATGCCCTCACGCACGGCAATGCGTAAAGGGCACATAGAAAAACATCCATTTAGAGTATATCACATCGTTAAACCGAAAGGAAATAAAACAATGATCGAGTTAAAAATTACCGTAGATAAAGCAGTTGAATTAGAACAAGAAGTGAAAGACCTTTACCAATCCATCGTAGGCGTTCCTGTTAAAGAAGTAGAAAACTGGACAACTAATGATGTTAAACCAGCTAAGAAGGAAGCTCCTAAAGCTGAACCGGTTAAAGAAGAAGCATCTGCTCCTAAGAAAGAACCAGCAAAAGCTGAAGAACCTAAAGTGGAAATTCCTAGCCTTGAAGCAACTCGTGAAGCAGTGAAAGACGTAATGGCAAAAGCCGCTGACAAAACGAAAGCAAAAGGAGAATTCAAAGCCTTCTTAGATAGCATCGGCGCCGAAAAGGTAACATCTGCTACCGATGAACAACGTATTCAAATCATGGAATGGGTGAACAGCCGTGGCTAAGAAACACGCCCTACTAGGTGCATCAAGTAGCGCCAGGTGGCTAGTATGTACTCCTTCAGCAAGACTGGAAGCGATGTTCCCTGATGAACAATCGCCCTATGCTGCAGAAGGTACTATAGCACACGACCTGGCAGAATCCATCCTGCGCCATAAGCTCGAAGGCAAAAAAGCGCCGAAGCTTGATGGCTACTCTACTGAAATGGTAGAAGCTGTTAACCGATATGTTGACATCTGCGAAGAAAAGGTGAACGAGGCTCGCGCCCGTTCATCTGATGCGGAAGCCATGATTGAAGCACGGCTCGACTTCTCTAGGTGGGTACCTGAAGGCTTTGGTACGGGCGATATGGTTATCGTAGCTGACGGCATCCTGGAAGTGATTGACCTGAAGTACGGCAAGGGCGTTCCAGTGAGTGCCATTGAAAACACCCAAATGAGGCTCTACGCGTTGGGTGCTTACGACATAAACGAGTTCCTGTATGACATTAAATCGGTCCGTATGACCATCGTTCAGCCTAGACTGGACAGCATATCTACCGATGAAATGGCCCTTGAGGAACTGCTCGATTGGGGCGAAGAAATCAAACCAATCGCGCAACGTGCTTTTAACGGGGAGGGTGAATGTACGCCTTGCGATTACTGTAACTTCTGTAAAGCACGGCACACCTGCCGGGCATTGGCAGATACTTGCCTTACTGCTTTTTATAAGGATGGGGGCAAGCTCAATCAATTACTCACGGACAGCGAAGTATCTGACATCCTAGCGATGAAAGACTTAATCACAAAATGGATTAAAGGTGTTTACGACTTTGCCTACGAGAAAGCCTTATCAGGTGAAAAGCAATGGCCTGGATACAAATTAGTAGAAGGTACATCAAGACGTACTATCACGGATCCTGAGGCAGCGGCTAAAACATTACTTGATAATGGCTACAAGGAAGAAGACATTTTTAAACCGCGTGAACTCGAAGGTATCACGAATCTGCAAAAGGTTCTTGGTAAAAAGGGCATCGCAGAATACTTAGAGGCGTATATCGACAAGCCCGAAGGCAAGCCGACACTTGTTCCGGACAGCGATAAACGCCCAGCAATTAATACAGTTGAAACAATGATGAATGAATTTGATGATGAGGTATAACACATGAATAAAACAGTAACTGCAGTACTCGCGATTTCCGCGTTGGCTGTCAATGTAGCCGGCGCAACTAGCAACAATACGGTAGGCGGAACAAATAATACTATCTCCGCAACTTCTACAAGCTCAATGGTATCTGGTTTCCAAAATCACATTGATGCGAATAACGCATTGGCGTTTGGTACTAATAATACTGTAACTGGTGAAAATGGGTTCGCAGGTGGTAATAATGCAACTGCAGCAGGTCGCAATAGTTTTGCATTCGGCAGTCACGCCGAAAGCTTGGTGGAATACACCATAGCGATTGGTAACCAAGCAAGAACGGCGTCCTATGATAGTGTAGCCATCGGCAATGGCGCGTTCGTATCTGGTGAATCTAGTGTGGCCTTTGGCCGTTCCAATAATGTGACTGGTGAAAACTCCGTGGCAATCGGTGCTAACAATGGCACCGTAGCAGGTGGCCAGTCCGCCGTAGTAGGTTACAACAATAAAATCGGGACGCAAAAAGAACAGCTTGTATTCGGATCTAACTCCGAAACAACTGGCCAAGGTGCTCTCGTCTTTGGCACACACGCCAAAGCATTAGCTACTGATGCACTCGCATTCGGAAACAATACAATCGCGGATAAGGCAAATGCGGTGGCCATCGGCACCAACGCGGTGACCGATGATGCGGTAGGCGTTGATGGTATCACAATTAATGGTACTCGCCACGTATTCGCAGGCGAGCAACCGGCAAGCGTAGTAAGTTTTGGTTCTAAAGCCCGTGCAGGTGCAGGCGGAGTAACTCAGTATAACCGCCAACTCACGAATGTTAGCGCTGGGCAAATCTCCGCTGATTCACTAGACGCTATCAACGGTAGTCAGCTTTATGCGGCTATCGATGAAATCGAAACTAATGCTAAACAAATTGCTAAAAACAAACAAAACATTAAAGATGTGGCAATTGGTTTGAACATGCTAGGCGATGTGGTTAATGATCACGAACAAGCTATTGCTGGTAATACTAATCGCATCAATGGTAATACATCTGCTATTACTTCCCTTGGCCAAAAGGTAACCGCTAATACAGCGGATATTAGAAGCCTTGAACATGTGGCAGACAATCACGAAGGGCGCATCACAACTTTAGAAAATCGTTCTTTGGGCTTAGCTAATGATATTAACAACAAATTAAACAGTCTTGGCCAACGTGTTAATAAGTTAGGCGCAAGCTCCGCAGCACTTGCTGGATTGCATCCATTAGACTTCAACCGCAACGATAAAGCATCTTATGCAGTATCTTACGGACACTACAGAAATGCAAACGCAGTAGCGTTGGGCGCGTTCTATCGTCCAAATGAACGAACTATGATTGGTGCGGGTGTTAGCTTTGGTGGTGAAACACAACTTACGTTAAACGTAGCATTCAAAACTGGTAAAGGTAGCGATTACATCGCTGAAGCCAAGGATGCGCAAAGCCGTATCTCTAAGCTAGAAGCATTAGTAACGAAGTTAATGGCAGAGGTTGAAAAATGACCTCCGTACGGGCTATCGCAAAAGAGCTCCATGAACGAGGGCATTACCTCGACGAGCTCTACCAAATTACTATTGCCTATGCCACTAGCTTACACGTTCGCTATTGCACAGTAGATGCTAAGTGTGAGGCGATAGAAGACTATTATAAAACTGAATTAGACCTTTCGAAATATTCTTGGGAAGAAGACGATGAGTGGATTCAACTAGATGACGAAAGGTCTGATATCGAAGACGAATTAGATAATTTATTTAACACGGTAATAGGGTTCGAACATAATTGTATCCCATTTAAGAAATAAGGAGACAGTAACATGGCTAAATTAACAACTGGTGTAGTAAGACTTTCTTATGCAAATATCGCACAACCTCGTAAAAATGATGATGGTAAAGCAAAATATAGTTCCCAAATCATTATCGATAAAACAGATAAGAAGACTATCAAAGCATTTGAACGTGCGATTGAAGAACTCAAAGCGGATCCAAAAGCAGTTGCTAAGGTAGAAGGCAAAGCAGCCTACCTCAAATTGAACTTACGTGACGGCGATACTGATGAAGCGGTAGTTGACCAACCCGAAACATATGCTGGTAAATACTTTATTAACGCTAACAGCGATAAGCAACCTATTGTATTTACTCGCGACAAAATCAAAATGGATGACTTCGACATCGAAGAAGAAATCTACTCTGGTGTATATGCACAAGTTGCGCTTTCCGTTTTTGCTTATAACTTCAACGGTAAGAAAGGCGTAGGCTTTGGTCTAAACGGCATCCGTAAAGTTAAAGATGGCGAACGCCTTGGTGGTGTATATGTATCTGCTAATGACTTTGGCGACGATGATTTAGGCGACCTAGACGATGACGACGATTTAATCTAAGGAGGCAATTATGGAGCTCAGTATTGATGTGGAAACCTATTGCGCCTGCCCTATTAAATATGGGGCACAGCGATACGTTGACGACCCAACATTTGAAATACTGCTCTTTGCCTATAGCTTTGATAATGAACCCGTCGAAGTAATTGATATGACAAAGAATCCACTACCCGAAAGGGTGGTGGACGCTTTGTATAATAAGGAAATTACAAAGACAGCGTTCAATGCAGCGTTTGAAATGTTATGCCTAAAAA